TGGTAGAGTCATTAAGTAAGATGAGATTGAAACTAAAGAGAGAGAATATATTATGATGAAATTTTCACCACAAAAACAAAAGTTCGTAAATTCAGCAACAGAGATGTTTGGTGCTGGTTCTATTATTAGTAGACAACAAGTAGTAACAGCTTCAGAAACTGCTGGTGTTCCAAAGGCTGGTTGGTTTATGAAACAATATAAGGTTGGATACAATCAGTTCAAACTTCCTAATGGTGAGACTGCTCCAACTACCATCACTTCTGCTCCTGCTGATACAGGTGAGACTACTGTAATGAATTTGATTGCCACAAATATGGAACGTCAAAATCTTGTTCCTTCAAAGTTTGAAGGGTTCGTACCTTGGGGTCATCACAATACAATCAAACAGATTGTAAAATCTGGTTTGTTCTATCCTGTGTTTGTCACTGGTCTATCAGGTAATGGTAAGACACTGATGCTCGAACAGATTCATGCAGAGATGCAGAAAGAATTGATTCGTGTAAACATCACTATCGAAACTGATGAAGATGATTTGCTCGGTGGTTTCCGTTTGGTCAATGGTGAAACCAAGTTTGTGCCTGGCCCTGTCATCGAAGCGATGGAACGTGGTTGTACTTTGCTTCTAGATGAGTGTGACTTAGGTTCTAACAAACTGATGTGTCTCCAACCTGTTCTTGAAGGTAAAGGTGTTTACCTCAAAAAAGTAAACAAGTGGATCACTCCTAAAGATGGTTTCAACGTGATGGCTACTGCCAACACTAAAGGTAAGGGTTCAGAAGATGGACGTTTTATCGGAACTAACATTCTGAACGAAGCCTTTCTTGAGAGATTTGCAGTTACTATCGAACAACCATATGCAACTGCTGCAACTGAGAAAAAGATTGTTCTTGGTTCAATGAAAAAGTATGGTAAAGTTGATGAAGACTTTGCAGTTAACCTAGTCACTTGGGCAGAAGTCATTCGTAAGACTTTCGCTGATGGTGGTGTTGATGAGATTATCTCAACTCGCCGTCTAGACCATATTGTAAAAGCATTTGCAATTTTTGGAGACAAGATGAAAGGTATCGAACTTTGTGTCTCACGGTTTGATGAAGATACCAAAGAGTCTTTCATGGACTTGTACACTAAGATTGATGCTGGTGTAAATCCTCTAGAGGAAAACACCGTACCATTTGAAGTGGAAACAAAAGAAGAAACAGAACATCCTTTTTAGGGTGTTCTATTCCTTATAAATATTGATAACAGTATTTTAGGAGAACGTAATAATGTCAAGTCCAATCGATTCAAGTCAATGGATGTATAACGCTGGTGGTGGATTTTACGGCCATGAAATTAGTAATTCATTGCGGTTTGATGATGGAGATAGTGCTAAGTTAGTTATTGACCCTACCCAAGATGGTGACAAGCAAAAATGGACATGGAGTGGTTGGGTTAAACGTGCTACTCTTGGGTTAGACTATGCCGTAATTTTTTCTGGTAACAACTCTTCTGGACATCAAACAGATATTCGTTTTGAAGGTGAAGATACAATAAGACTTATTACTGCAACTAGTGCTTTGTCAATGAATGTTATAACAACTCGTTTATTTCGTGACATCAGCTCTTGGTATCATATAGTAGTCGCAATAGATACAACGCAGAGTACGCTAACAGACCGATTCAAAGTTTATGTCAATGGCGTACAAGAAACAAGTTTTTCTGCTACAACTTGTACTCAAAATCATAACTGTGTTATAAATACTGCAAGCAGCGTCACTCATAATGTTGGTGCAAATGGATATAATACCAGTGTTAGCAGTGAGTTTGATGGTTACTTAGCAGAGGTGCATTTTGTTGATGGTACACAGTATGCTGCATCTGAATTTGGCGAAACTAAAGATGGTGTGTGGATTCCAAAAAGTCCTAGTGTGACATACGGCACTAACGGTTTTCATATGAAATTTGATCAAACTGGAACAAGCGCAAACTCAAGTGGTATAGGTGCAGACTCAAGTGGTAATGATCATCACTTTACTGTAATCAACCTTGTTGCCTCAGATATCATGCCTGACTCGCCAACCTCAAATTGGACTACCCTAAATCCATTAACTCAAGGAAGTTCTGATCTTACTACTGAAGGTAATTTAAAATGTGCAAATTTTTTTGATTCTGACCTTAGTGGTCGTTGTGCTACCTTTTATCCTGACAGTGGCAAGTGGTATTGGGAAGTCCGTGTACAAGGTGTTAGCACTTATCCATACATAGGTATCACTGATCAACTTTTAACAAATCGCTATGCCGGAGGAGCCAGCTGGGGAAGTTACTTATCAATAGCATGGAGGCCAAATGGTGCTGCGGTTGAAAGCGGTTCCGGCCTTGGTACAATAACAAAAGAAAATATTCCATCTTTTGGTAATGGTAACATTTTGGGATTTGCGCTGGATGCAGCTGCTAGAAAACTTTGGGTTGCAGAAGACAATACATGGGCAGATTCAGGTGATCCTGCCAATGGAACTGGAGAGAACGCTTCTTGGACTCTAACTAGAAATGTAACTCCATTTATTAGTGGGTATCAAGCTCAAGGTGATAACACTCATTTTAACTTTGGTCAAGATAGTACGTTTTCTGGCGCTATATCTGCTGGTGGTAACGCTGATGGAAATGGCATAGGTGATTTTGCTTATGCGCCACCAGCTGGTTTTCTTGCAATGGCAAGTCCTAATCTTCCAGACATAACAATCGGCCCCGGACAAACCAGCCAAGCTGACGATTACTTTAATACTGTGCTTTACACTGGTGATGGTGCATCATCTAACGCTATTACTGGTGTAGGTTTTCAGCCAGATTGGGTTTGGCTAAAATCAAGAAGTGCTGCAACAATACATAATTTGTTTGATTCATTAAGGGGGACAAAACTATTACAGTCTGCAGCTGGTGATGCACAACAGGATAATGCTAATTATTTGACTGCTTATGGTACTGATGGTTTCACCGTAGGTAATAGTTCTAATGTAAATGCTTCTTCAGCTACGTTTGTATCATGGAATTGGAAAGCTGGCGGCACACCTAGCGGAGATAATTCCGCCGCAAATAATGCAGAGCCTACAGCAGGGTCTGCTAAAATAGATGGTTCTAATCAAAGTGGTGCGTTTTCCGGTTCTCCTTCCATAGCTATAAAAAGACTTTCGGCAAGCACTACGGCTGGATTTTCTATAGTACAATGGACAGGTACAGGATCAGCCGGAACAATCCCTCATGGTTTAGGGGCTGCGCCAGATTTTTATGTTGTTAAAAATTTAACTGACGATGGCACAAGTTGGCAGGCTTACCACCGTGGAATAGCCTCTGATGCAGAAACAGATTATATATATCTTAATAGCACTGCCGCAGCGGATGATTCTGACGATTGGAATGATACTGCACCTACTGCTAATGTGTTTTCTGTAAAAACTCATAACCAAGTAAATGCTAGTGGTGATGAATATTTAGCGTACTTATTTACCTCTATTGAAGGCTACTCAAAGTTTGGTAAATATCAGGGCCGGGCAAATGCCAATGGTATGTTTGTTTTCACAGGTTTCAGGCCTGCCTGGCTGATGATCAAAAACAAAGATGCTTCTGGTTCTTGGATTATATTTGATAACACTAGAGAAGGTGGTGTTTCCAATATTGTTAATGACCATTTGATGGCAGATACTACTGCTGATGAAGGTACAGATAGTGATATAGACATTTTAAGTAATGGTTTCAAAAATAGACGTTCATCTACATCTTTTAATTCTGCTCATGAATTTATTTATCTGGCATTTGCCGACCAGCCATTTAAATTTGCTAATGCTCGGTGAAAAAAATCTATATACCCCTTGAAATGTCTGTAGAGAATACCTATATATAATACAACGATGCCATTAAGGGTCGTTGTATATAAATCTTGCTTTTTTAAGGAGAACTATTATGGTTACAAGCAAAACGCTAAGTCTAGCAAATTTTCACACACTCGCACCGAATACTGTAGGATGGGAACGTCATCTTAACCGATTGAGCGATTATCATTCCGTAGCACAAACAGGATTCCCCCCATACAATATCATTCAAGAGGGAGATTTTGATTATAAAATCGAACTTGCTCTTGCTGGATTCAGTAAAGATGATATTGAAGTAAAGGTTGCAGATGGTGTATTATCTATTAAATCTACTAAAGATAATGAAACAGGTGGTGAAGACATAAATACTCTACACAAAGGTATCTCGTACAGAAAGTTTAATCGCAAGTATGATCTTGCAGACGATATTGTAGTAAAGGATGCTAAACTAGAAAATGGACTTTTAACAATTCATCTGGAGAGAATTATTCCAGAAGAAAAAAAACCAAGAGTAATTGAAATTAACTAAAGGAGAAAATTTATGGCAAGAGTCACAAGAAAACCCGCTTCAAAAACAAGAGCAGCAATGTCAGGAGATCGTATTCCAGCATCTGTTGATAAACAGAAAGTAGAAAGCACTGCAGCTGCATGGAAAAATGCAGGCAAAGGTGATTACTACCAATCAGATCAATACAAAGCTTTGATGGGTAAATAAAAAAAAAGGAAAGGGGGTTGACATGATCCCCTTTCCATGTTACTATTGATAATC